CACCACCTCAGTCCCTCGTGGGCGTCTCGCCAATGATCCAAAACCGTAACTTAATCGGTATCGCAATGGCTATGGACCGTCACATCGGACAGTTCTACGGCGAGGGCGCAACACCTTCATCGGTTGTTGAGACTGATCAGAAGCTAACACGCGAGCAAGCAGCTCAGGTTCGCGATACCTTCATGAACACTCATCGCCGCCACAGACTCCCAGCGGTTCTCTCAGACGGTCTTAAGTGGAAGCCAATTACAACTTCCGCTGCCGACATGGAAATGATTGAGACCCGCGAACAGCTCATCCGCGACATCGCTCGTGTCTTCCGCATTCCCTCACATTTGATCTTGGCTTCTGGCGACAATCAGACATATCAGAACGTTGAGCAAGCCTCGATCAACTTCTTAACTCACACCATCATGCCGTGGCTTCGCCGCCTTGAGGTTGGTTTATCTCAGCTTTTCCCAGAAGGTACCGACGTTGTATTTGATACTTCTCACCTTCTTCGCTCAGACGCTCTTAGCCGCGCAAAGGTTAACCTTCTTCACGTACAAATGGGTGCTCGTACACCTAATGAAGTCCGTGTTATGGAAGGTTACGAAACATACGACGGTGGCGATGTCTTTAACCAGGCTCTTACCGGCAGCGTAACAGCTGGCGGACAGGTTCCTAGCCTTGGTTCAGATGGAGACATCCAACCTCCAATTATGGGTGTGATCGAATAATGGCTGAAACATTCCGAGCACCAAAAGCGGTGCGAGATGAAGCAGTCGCATCAGGGGTAACGCTTCCAGATTTTCTAGGCATTGCGAACATTTATGAAATTCGCGATAGCTCATTTGGAAGCAGCACGCTTGAATGGACAAACAAAATCATCGCTTCTGCGGAACAGCGCGCAGTAGAAATAATGGAAGGCAATCCAACAATGGCTGAACTACGTGACGGAGACGCGCTTCACGGCGTCATGGCTGCAGATGCGTCAATAGATGCAGCTCAAGCCCTTCTCGCAACAATCATGGACAACGATCCGATTATCGCTCAAGCTTATTATTTAATCTGTGCTGCAGATCTTGCTCTTGACCCAGTGATTGACGCTCTTGGTCTTACCGATCCAGATGACGACACTGAAGAAAACTCAGCTGCAGATCCTGCAACAAAGATGCTTGACGACGATGAGGACAGCGAAGATGCTTGGATTGCACACAATGCAAATCCAGAAACTGCTGAATTCCTCCCAGATGATTCAGAAGAAGAGCGAGTTTCTTCGGCTCGAGTTGGTGAAGGAACTTATGTTTCATGGCCAACATCTACCGGTCGCTCACGCGGTCGCGTAGAAAAAGTTACTGCAAGAGGTACAGCTTCTTCATCCGATGGCTATACAATGGAAGCCACTGATGATAATCCTGTATTCCATGTGCGCGTTTACAAAGAATCAGGTAATGGTTGGGTTGCAAGCGATCAAGTGAACGTTCACCGCTCAAACTATTTGACCATCATCAAGCCACTTCCATCCCCAAGAAAGGCCGATATGACAATGGTCGAAGAGCGTAAAACAATGATCCGTACCGCCGAGCGCATCACAATGGATGCCGAGATTCGCGCAGTAGATCAGGAAGACGCAAACTTTAAGATTGCTGGTTATGCGGCAACATTCAACCGCGAAGCGACAGGATTAAACTTCCGCGAGGTTATCGCTCCAGGAGCTTTTACTCGCACACTGTCAGAAGACAACGCGGTGTTTCTTTTGATTAACCATGACACAGAGGGAATTCCTCTAGCATCAACACAAAGCGGAACAATGCGCTTGTCAGAAGATGCACAAGGTTTGCTTATGGAAGCAGATCTTGACCCACAAAATCCTCGTGCCCAGGAACTTTTCTCAGCCATTAAGCGCGGCGACGTCAACAAGATGTCATTCGCGTTTTCAGTCGGTGCAGATGGACAGACAAAAGAAGATGGACTACGTACGCTGACTGATCTTGATCTTTACGAGGTATCAGCCGTAACTTGGCCTGCTTACGACTCAACAAGCATTGGCGCACGAAGCGCTGAAGCAGAAGCCGAAGACCTTGAACTTGCTAAGCGTAAGCTTGCTCTTCGCTTCAATCAGTATTCCCTTCGCGTAAAGCGTAAGGGTTAACCCTCGGCGCAATAGCCCCGACGGTCATTCATGCCCACTCACTAGAAAGGGTCAAAATGACTCTATCAGCAAAGCTCAAGGAGCAGCGCGACGCTCTTGTTGCCGAGGTTGAATCAACCATCGCAGCAGAAGATGTCACCGCAGAAGCTCTCGCATCAGCTGAAGCAAAGCAAGATGAGGTTGCTTCACTTGATGAGCGCATTGCAAAGCAGGAAGCTGTAGAAGCTCGCTCTGCTGCAATCGCAGAATCACGCAAGGAATCAAAGGTTGCTGTCTTCGGCGGCGCCGTTGTAACTCGCGAAGCAATGACATACGACAAGCACAGCGAAAACTCTTTCGTTCGTGACATGATCGGTGCTCAGCTACGTAACCAACCAGAAGCTTGGGATCGCCTAAACCGCCACGCTCAAGAAGTTGCAGTCGAAACTCGTGACATCGGTCTCACAAACGGTACCGGTGGAGATTTCGTACCACCAATCTGGCTCATCAACGAATACGCAGAGTTCGCTCGTGCGGCTCGTGTAACAGCTGACTTGGCTACAAAGATGGCTCTTCCAATGGGAACAGATTCCATCAACATTCCAGCAATTACCCTCGGTTCTAAGACAGCGTTCCAGAACCCAGACAATGCTGCGACAACAATCCGCGACATGGTTACATCGACCGTTAACGCACCAGTACGCACAATCTCTGGTTACGAGAACGTTTCGATTCAGCTCGTTGAGATGTCTCCACTTTCAGGTGGCCTCGACCGTATGGTCTTCGGCGATCTCATGGCTGACTATGCTCTCCAGCTCAACACAGCAGTCCTCGGAAACGGCGACGGCACATCAGGCACACTTCGTGGCTTCATCAACCTTGGTGCAGACACAACAAACGGTATCCCAACATCATGGACTGAAACAACACCAACAGCTGTCGGCGGCCTCAAGGCTTTCGCTGCTGGTATCAGCCAAGTAGTTCGTAACCGTTACCGTGACGTAGAGGCAATCGTTATGGCTCCAAGTACTTGGTACTGGTTGTCATCTCAGACTGACTCTGCTTCACGTCCACTCATTGTTCCTAAGGCTGCAGGTCCATTCAACGCTTCTGGTGTTGTTGACGCTCCTGGTGCTTCTAAGGGTCTCGTTGGAACAATCCACGGTGTACCAGTTTATGTTGACGCAACAATGCCTCTCAACTACGGTTCATCAACAAACCAAGCTCCAGTTCTCATCGGTAAGTTCTCAGATTCTTACCTCTTCGAGTCTGGTGTTAAGACACGCGTACTTCCTGACGTCCTCTCAGCGAACCTCACCGTCCGCTTCCAGGTTTACGGATACGCAGCACTCGCACACCGCTTCGCAAAGGCTGTTACAACAGTCAGCGGAACTGGTGCAGTTGCACCTTCAGGCTTCTAGTAGCCTTAGTCGCGACGCTGGCTCTATCATTTTTGGTAGAGTCAGCGCCTCGGCGCAATAATTAAGGGGAAATTATGGGGAAAGCTATATTTCTTGAAGGTTTACAAGCCGCAAGAGAATTGGTTACAAATAAAGGACTAAAAGCTCTTGATGATTTGATTAAAGAGCACGAAGAAGGGATGTTCGAGGCTGAAACTGCAGCAATCGAACACATTCGCGAGACTAGGGGTGCTTGGGAATGAAACTAAAAGATAAAGTTTGCATTGCAACTATTAACGATGGCAAGATTAACGCTCAATTAGCCATTGACTTGATTCATATTGCACGTCAAAGATTTGACCGTTTTGACTCTTATGTCCAGGTTTCCAATTCTGGACTGATTACTCGCTCACGAAATCTGCTCATTAAAAACTATCTTGAGCAAACAGATGCTCCATGGTTACTGATGATGGACGCTGATGAGCGAATGACACTTGAAAACTTTGATAAACTTATTGCAGCAGCAGACGTTGATAAGCGTCCGGTAATGTCGGCGCTTGTATTTGCGGCATTTTTTGATGATGAAGATATGCTTCGACCAGTACCAACAATCTATAATGAGATTCCAGGTCGAGGACTTGTCAACATTGATGATTATCCAATTAACGAAGTAATTAAAGTTGATGCCACAGGCACTGGTTGCCTTCTTATCCATAGAAACGTGTTGCTTGAGATACAATCTAAGACAACAGAAAACCAGGGTAAAGACTGGGCTTGGTTTATGGATGGTCCGATTGGCGGACGCTGGTTTGGTGAAGATTTGTTGTTCTCAAAGCGTTTAGCTTCGCTTGGAATACCGCTTCATGTGCATACTGGCGCTATTTTGGCTCATAAAAAAGACTTTTGGCTAGATGAAAGACACCACACACCATTTCGCGATTACGCGATCAAGAATAAAGCGACAGAGTAAGACGTTAACCCCTGGCGTGACTGCTCTGTCGCCCCTAACACTAAGGAGTCAATGTGACATCTTCGTATCCTAACGGCATCGATTCATTTGTCGATCCACAGGCAACGGATACCCTTGACTCCGCAACGGTTCCCCATCACACTCAGCATGCTAACGCAAATGATGCGATTCATGCTATCGAAACTGAGCTGGGAGTACTCCCTAAGGGAACAAAGGCAAGCGTCAGAGCTCGTTTAGATGCAGTTGATACAACAATTGCAACAATCTCATTAACCCCTGGAGCTACAGGACCTACAGGACCAACAGGTCCAGTCGGTGCTACCGGAGGAACCGGCGGCACTGGAGGAACTGGTGGCACGGGTGCAACCGGCGGAACCGGTGCTACTGGTGGAATTGGTGCTACTGGTGGAATTGGTGCTACTGGTGGAATTGGTGCTACAGGTCCAGTTGGAGCTACAGGACCTCAAGGTGCAACAGGAGCAACTGGACCTACAGGTCCAATCGGAGCCACTGGTCCAACAGGTGCTACCGGATCAACCGGAGCCACAGGTATTGGTCAAACTGGAGCAACCGGTCCAATCGGGCAGACTGGTCCAACCGGAGCGACTGGAGCCACAGGTCCTGCCGGATCAAACGGCGTTTCCGGAGCGACTGGAGCCACTGGTGCTACCGGAGCTACCGGTCCAACAGGTGCAACCGGAGCCACCGGTCCATTAGCATCAAATAACGCTCACGCTTCTGCTCGCGTTGGTACAACTGCAAATCTTTCTGCTACTTATACCGCTGGATCTGCCGATGCGGGCGGTGGCTATGGAATTGGTGCAACACTTACTGGTTCATCAAACGGAATTGCAACAATTGACGGCGTAAACGTTGCGGTAAATGATCGTGTTTTAGTTAAAAACCAGACCACTGCAACACAAAACGGTATTTATATTGTTACCGATGCAGGAAAGAACAACCCTGCGGGTCGTCCATACATTTTGACTCGTACAACCGATTACAACAATTCCATTGCTGGCGAAGTTGAATACGGCGACTATCTCTATGTCGTTTCAGGTTTAACTCAATCTGGCACAAACTGGATTCAAAATAACGTCGGAACTGGAACCAACGGTTACATCATCATCGGAACTGACTCAATCACTTTCGCTCAAACTGGCGGCGTTGGTCCAACTGGCGTACCAGGTGCCACCGGCGCTACAGGTCCTGTTGGAGCCACTGGAGCTACAGGAGCCACTGGAGCAATTGGAGGAACTGGTGCTGCCGGTGCCGTTGGTGCAACTGGAGCTACAGGTCCTGTCGGAGCCACTGGTCCTGTTGGTCCAACTGGTGCAACTGGTGTTACTGGTCCCGCAGGAGCTAACGGAACAAACGGATCTGTCGGCGCAACTGGCGCAACCGGACCGACTGGTGTTACAGGTCCAACTGGACCTCAAGGTGGAACTGGTGGTACCGGTGGAACCGGTGCCGCAGGAGCTGCCGGATCGAACGGCGCTGTCGGCGCGACAGGAGCTACCGGACCTACTGGTCCAACTGGTGTTACAGGTGCAAACGGAGGTACCGGAGGAACTGGTGCTGCTGGTTCTAATGGTGCAGTTGGTGCAACAGGCGCGACAGGACCTACTGGTCCAACAGGCGTAACTGGAGGCACTGGAGGCACTGGTGGAACCGGAGCCGCTGGCTCAAACGGTGCAGTTGGAGCTACTGGTCCAACCGGACCAACGGGTGCTACTGGACCACAAGGCGGAACCGGTGGAACAGGTGGAACCGGAGCTACTGGCTCGAATGGAGCAGTTGGTGCCACTGGTGCTACTGGACCCGTCGGAGCTACTGGACCGGTCGGAGCTACTGGACCTACTGGTGCAACCGGCGCGACTGGTGCTACTGGACCTTCCGGAACTGTAAGCGTTCAGACCTGGCGTTATACCGCTTCAGGTGGAGAAACCAGCCTTTCTGGTACAGATTCCTTCTCGACCAGCTTGACCTACACGGTCGGAGCCGAAGAAGTATACATAAACGGCGTTCGATTGGTCCGAGGAACCGATTACACGGCTTCTACGGGCACTTCTATCACCGGTTTAACAGCTTTGGTGGCCGGAGATTCAGCCGTCGTAGCTTCTCCAAACAACTTTGCCGTAGCTAACGCCATCCCAATAGCTACCGTGACAGCTAAGGCTGACCTCGTGGTCGGTACAGGATCTGGTTCGGTTACAAACCTTCCGGTGGGAGCCGATGGCAGCACACTCGTTGCAAACTCTTCTGCTGGCGCTGGAGTGTCTTGGACAAGTCAATTCCTAGCGGGCAAGAACAAGATTATCAACGGTGACTTTGGTATTTGGCAACGAGGAACTTCGTTCTCAAACCCTAATGGTGTCTATACCGCCGATAGATGGTATTGCGGCTATGACGGTTCAGGCTCAACAAGAACTATTAGCCAGCAAACATTTACCGCTGGAACTGCACCAGTAGCAGGATATGAAGGAACTTACTTTTTGCGTATAGCAACAACCGTTGCTGGCTCTGGACAAACCTACGCAAACCTTTATCAACCTATTGAAGATGTAAGAGCATTTGCAGGTCAGACTATAACCCTTTCTTTCTGGGCTAAGGCTGATTCTTCTAGAACATTAACGCCAACTTACGGACAATCATTTGGTACGGGTGGTTCATCTGCCGTTTATGGTTCTTTTTCTGCGCTCAATTTAACTACCTCTTGGCAGCGTTTTAGCACAACAGTAACTTTGCCAAGCATTAGTGGAAAAACTATTGGCACAAATTCTCAACTGCAAATCAACCTAACATTTCCTCTCAATGCAGTTTCTACAATAGATTTTTGGGGCGTTCAAGTAGAAGCAGGTTCGGTGGCAACACCATTTACAACTGCTACTGGCACACTTCAGGGGGAGTTAAGCGCGGCTCAACGATATTACTACCGAACATCGGCACAAACTTATGGTCGCTTAGGTTTTGGCAGCGCATCATCAACGACTAACGCACAGATTTTAGTAAATCTACCATCAACGATGAGAACTGCTCCTGCAAGTGTTGATTACTCAACTTTATTAGTTTATGACACAGTTACATTATCGTCAGTAACAAATGTGACTTTGACTGCGACAGGTCAATCAACTAATACTGCTGCTATTGACTGCACAGTTGCTTCAGGATTAACTCAATATCGTCCTTATTCTTTAACAAACAATAATTCAACAAGTGCCTACATCGGATTTAGTGCGGAGTTATAATGGACAATGTAACTTTTATTACAGTTAATGGCGTAGAACACGCCATCATTGACCGAGGCAATAACGAATTTACATCTATGCCGAAGAGCGTTTATGACGCACAACAGGCTGCAAGCACACTCCCATCCAACTCTTCTACACCACAGGCAGGTAACTAATGAGCAGAGCGCAATTAACCTCAACGGTTGAGCAGAATACAGGTGGGGCAGTATCTCC